GCTTTTTCAGCAGCTTCAGTAGCAAATGAGTTAAGATCGAACTCTGGGGTGCTTTCAGGAGAATTATTTTCTTTTGACATATTTGTCTCCGTTATTGTGGCTTTCGCCGTACTTGGCTGCTCAACTTCAACAGCATCTGCTGAATCGTTTAAGTTAGCCGTATAAAAAGTTTGCTTGTGCTTGTTGTAATCTTCCATAGATCCAAATGACTTGCTTAATCCAAAGGTTGCCCCTTGGTTGCATGGCAATGAAACTACAGAGACTTCGAAAAGCTCCGCGTCCTTTATTTTATATCCATCGGTTTCAGTCATATAATCAGCGTCCTTGACTTTGAAACCGACAGAAAAAGCTCCAAGGACACCGTCTTTAATAAGTTGTGTTACATCACCAGCAGCTTTTGATATCTTTGCAGATATTTCTAAACCGTTGTCTGTAACTTTTAAATTTGTGCAACGTCCGATAGGCTTATCGTAGTTATGGTTAAACAAAATGATAGGATTAGTCTTAAAGTTTTCTAATCCACCTTTTGTCCAAGCATCTCTTTCTATGATATCGCCTGCTCTATCGAGTGCATTTGTACTAGCTGATCCTTTAATCTCGCATCCACCGTCGTCAGTGTCTCCAAGTGATTTAAAAGTGCTAGTCCAATTATAAATTCTTTCCATACTATTTCTCCGCTTTTTTAGGAGTAGCCTTTTTAGGGGCAGTCTCTTTCTTAGCGACAGTAGGTGTAGGGGTTGCGACTGCAATCTCTACTGGATGTCTTTTGGCTGTTGCCGAGTTAACTCTGTGCCAAGAACCAAATGCTCTTCTAAGCATATAGTCTTTTACTGGTACATCGTTACCATGGCTTTTATATTCGACAAGGTTCATTTTTTCAACTCCTTTTTCTTTACAGAAATCGGAATAAGCCTTGCTCATCATATCTTTAGTCATAATTAGTTTTCCTCTATGGTTGGTGACTCTTCTGGTCGACCTCCCTCTTCTGGATTTACCGCAGAGCCAGCTATATTAGCAGGTACTCTTGGGTCATCAAATCCATCTACAGGTTCTTTGCCTAGTGCTATTCTTGCTTCGTTTGGACTTATAATTCCAGTATTAACAAGTGTTGCATAGTAAGCTGCTTGGTCTCTCAGTTCTGGTTGTAAAGCAGGTATATCTGTTACGTCCTCAGAAAGTGAGAATCCAAAGTATCGTTCCATTGCACATCCAAGTTTTTTAACTATAGGTAATATAGTTTCAAGGTAATACAATCTGTGATTTGGTCTAATGTTAGCATTATTGCCACCGTCTAATAAGATTGGTGGAATTCCCATTGCTTCTAGAATGATCTTCTCATTCGCTGTAATTGAGCTTTGGAAATCTAACTCTTTAAAATTAATGTTTGTCAGGGTGCTTACTTCTAAGCCTCCGTCTAAAATAAGTGGGCGCCGACCGCCTGTTGTTGGGTTGTAACGCATTGTCCATGCTTGTAGCATTCTCTCTTTGATTTTCTCAGAAAGAGTATTAGGCGATTTTAGTACCAACCCTGGTACTGCTCCATTTTTGAAGAAGTTGTCTTGAAAAGCTCTCATGTTTCCTAGTAGTTGCATAGTTCTATATGCTGGCTTAAGTCTAGGAACTCCTCTGTATATAGAGTTAAAACTATTTTCTTTTACATGAATAATCTCATCCACGCTATAGTCTACTGAGTTTTCAAAAGTATAGTGTGAAATATATTGTTTTTCATCACTATGTATAGTTACTTTGTCTGCGGGCAAATGATACAAATGCGCTCCATCAAAGTAAACAAATATATTACCGTCAATAAGAAGGTCAATAATTAAGTTTCTTTTAAACGAACTAATATCCTGAAAAGGATTCGGTTCAATATTTAATAGTATATTAACTTTGGACTTACGAACGTTCTTTTTAACGCCTGTAGTACCTGTAATTTTTTCGTCAACTCTAAAAGGTATTTCTGAAACATCATCAACGATCATGTTAACTGCTCTGTTGACTATTTCTAATTGTTCGTAGGCATTTCTATAGTTAGTGACGACTTCACGCGTGTCGATAGACATTCCCTCATTACGGGAAATTACGAACTGCGCTGGATTAAGCTTCTCTTCGTTGCTCGCTCCTATAAATCTATCATACCATGCCATATTTTTCTCTCTGTTTCTCGACCCAACGTTTTTGTTTCTCTGCTGTGATCAATTTGGGTCGTTTACCATAAATCGAATGCAATCGTAAATGATGCGTATGACACAGAGTAGTCGTATACTCATACACTTCTGCTCTATTCTCATCAATGAAGGATTCACGAAGATCTAGTATGTCTTGTTCACTTTTAATTATAATTTTGTTTTGTTTTATCCAAGTTTCTAGTAATTCGGTCAATCCGTAATAATGATGAAAATCTAAGTCTGCATTGCTTCCACATATGTAGCAACTACTTGTCTTTTTATATTGCGATTTAGCTTTGTCTCTGACATATTTAACTAAATCTCTTTTTAAATTCATATTTCTACTCTTAATTAGAATTATACCAAAAGTAAGGTATAATGTCAAGAACTGTTTTTACAAGGTCTCATTAGAATGTGGTGGCTGATGTTTCAAATGTATATAGTGCGTAACGCATCGCATCTGCCATGTGAGATGACATATTATGTTTTGGCTTTTCTTTCAATAAATTAGGGTTTGGATCCCATTGGTATTGGTCTAAAGACATTTGAGTTTGTTTGCATCGTTGGTCTACTATCAGGTCGTCGTTATCGACTATACCTGCTACTTGACCGATGCCATCTAGTACCGATTTTTTAGCATTTATACTGCTTATATCATAGTTTTGTGCTAAATCGAATCTGGTTTGCTGAGCCGCAGAGTCAATATAGATAAAGTCTATATCCCATCTGTCAATAAGTTTCCTTATTTCTACTGCGTGTTGTTCTGTAGTACGTTCAGCGTTCATATATTCATCTACTAAGTAGTATTTCTTAGCATCCCAATCGTAAGCAATCACACAAAATGCTGTAGGATCTTTGTACCCTACATCAAGTCCTGCAAACACATCCATTTGTCTAGTATCTAACTCGCTTAAATCTGCTATACATTCTTCATGGTTAAATGACCATACTTGACCTTCAAATACATTAAAGTCAGCCATGTATTCTTGATTAAATTCATTTTGAGACATTGTTTTTCTTGCTTCTTCAATATCGCTTTCTGAAACTCGAGGATTTTCGTGATAAGTTGCCTTAACTGAACACCATTCTGGGAATTCCTCAGTGAATCCTCTGTAGTAAAACTCAGCAAAGTAGTTATTCCTACCCCGTGGAGTAGATATAAAGATTGCCTTAGAGTTTTGTTTATCTAGTGTAGGTCTTAGTGCAACATTGAAGGCGTCTCGTCCATCTGTTAGAGCAGCCTCATCGAATATGATAAGATCGTATGATCTACCAACTACTGAGTCTACTTGATTAATAGAACCCATTCTTATAGTAGAACCATTCGATAGTTCTATAACTTTGTCTTTTGCATTGTCACGCGTTACCTCTAAATCAAAATGCTTGATGAGATTTCTCTGTAAGTCAAATGATATTTGTGATAGTGCGTAGTTTGGTGACATAAGTAGTACATGAGATCCAGGTACTAAACAAGTTAGTTGCCCGATTATGTTGCTTATATAAGTTTTACCTTGTCGTCGTGATACTGCTGCACAGACGAAACGATATTTGGGGTTGTTGATTGCATTGATAATTGCAGTCTGAGATGAATTTGGGGTAACATTTAATAAATCAAGGTATCCCTCAATAGGTAACTTAATGAATCTTGTTTCTGGAGATATGTCCATCAAATAGTCGGAGACTATATCAGAACGGCTTATTTCAATCAATGCAGGGTCTCTTTGTTAAATAGGTTAAAAGGGTCTTCGGAGTCGAATAGACCATGATCTTTGGCTAGTTCTAATAGATACAGATAGCCGCCGCATAAATCGAGTAAATCTCGTTCGCGTTGAGTTCGGGTTAGACCTCTTTCTTCTCTAACTTGTGCGTTTCGTAAAACATCTGCACATTGTAGGGATAGTCCATCTAACCATACTTCTCTTTTGTCAATAACTCTAGGTATTGTCATTTATTTCCTTCGTTTTATTCCAAGTTGTCTTTTCTGTGTTTTAGGTGGTCGTTTCTTACTACCTTTTGGGCCTGCCCAGAATAGCTTATTTGCCCAGTACGCTGCTGAAGATTTTCCTTTACGAATATTTCTTCCGTGTCTTGCTTTAAAACTCTTACGGGCTTCAGGACTATAATTATGTCCCATGCCTTGAGCTCCAAAACGGATAATCTTCACTTTGCCAGCGATTCTTACGGCTACAACGCCTTTCTTTTTGGGGTGCTTAGGAGTTCGTTTGGGCGCGTTTAGTTTTCTTATTCCCGCCTTTTTTAATCTTCCCTTTTCTGCCGTTGTTAATGCCATTTTTAGTTCCTAAGACTAAGTTCCAAAAGGAACTAGGTCTTCCTGCTTTCATAAAATTATGAAAGTCTTTGTGGATAATTTGTATACTATCTTTTTCTGCTTGGTAAAATTCTTTTTGCACCCTTCTTTCCAAAACGCGCACGCTTGGGATTAGTTGTTCCTTTACCAAATCTTGGTCCGATTGCTTTCGGAGCCGCTCCATAAAAACCACCTGGAGTGGTCAATGGAGATTTTGTGTTAACGAAAGTTCCTGCGGCTGCATTCATATCTCTAGTTAAACCACGTTTTAATTTGTGCTTTGCTAGTTTTGATGTGCCGTGGTTACTTGGTCCACTTAAAAAACTGCCTTGTCTTGCCATGTTTCTTTCCTCTCTTTACTTGGCTAATTAGTAGCCTATTGAGTACCATTTTTAATATGGATTTGTAACAATTTCTTGTCGGTGTGGGGTGAATTTAATAATTCTCTAAGCTGTTGACCCCACAAAAGTTGGTATTCAATAGCTTGATGAAATCTATGGGATAAAATAATAGTATCCTTAATTTCATCTAATAACTGTAATTTGTCCATGTGCTAGTCCTATATGAACTTAGCTAAAGGATTTTAGCTTTCGGCTTTTTCTTTAGCATCCATCATTTTATCTTTGATGTCTACTTTTCCGTCCCAGTTCTTATCTTCGCCTGAGACAATGGCACAAAACTGTGTCCATTTAATTTTTAACCATTCTACCATTAGTTTCTCCGTTGGTTGTATTCTTTTAATAATCTATAATAATTCTCTCGAAAGTCTCCAGAAGGAACTTGAGTTAGAGCCCAAGTAGCAAACTTAGCTTCTTCATCTTTTAGTTCTTTTTCTTCCTCTTCTCGTAACTGTTCGAACATTGGTTGGTTTCCCGCGTACTCCTTGCTTGACTGAACGCTTTCGTCTGACTGCTGATTTCTTCTGAGCCTTGCTCATAGTTCTAGCACGGGCCAAGGGTACACATTTTGGGTATCCTCTGCCAGATGTCTTTGCTTTTTTTCTGCCACAAGGTTGGAATCTTCCTTTCTTCTTTGGTTTACCAATATCGACCCATTTCTCTTTAAACCATTTTGAAAGTCCGCCTACTGCCATTATTTACCTACGCGTTTCATAGCTAGTTTATGAGCTTGAGTATAAGTTTTACCTTTTAACATCTGCTTTTTCATAAACGCCATGTGCTTTCTAGTATGATGACGGCGATGTCGCTTCATAGTAGCTTGTTGTCTTTTAGTAAGAGTTTTTCTTTTTTTAACCACGACGATACTTCCCTCCAGCTTTCTTGTATTCTTTCACAAGATAGGCATTGGCATAAGCGCTAGGATATACGGCAAACTTTCGTTTAGTCTTTGCTTTCATCCTAGAGTATAGTTTGGAATTAGTTGGTATGTTTCTCTTGCGAGTACTACTTTTTCTTCTTTTTCTTACTGCCACTTTTCTTTTTCTTCTTGGTAAAAAGAACGAACTTCTTTTTCCCGCCTTTTTTTGTTTTTTTCTTCTTCTTCTTTGACTTTCCGTAATGGAATGGCATAGTACTTCTCCCTAGGTCCAGCGAGGGGGTTCCTCGGGACACTCAGCCCATCTTAACTTAGTCTTGAGGGGCATAAAACAATTACAAACTTTACAAACTTTCCACTTTTTATTTAAGTGGGGGCACTTTTTACAGATTTCGTAGCGTTGCTCGTGAGTGAGCTTCTTGGTCATCTAATAGATTTTGGTATTACTCTTCTTTTCTTTCTTTGTTGGTTAGTCTTTCTTGCCATAAGTATTTTTACTCTTGCAGAAAGTTCTTGAGAAGGCTCTGCACCTTCACCCTCAACTACTTTTGTTGAGTCTGATTGCTCAACTGCTTTCTTTAAAGCCTCTTCTATTGATGTTTTTACTTTGCTTTTGCTTTTTTCAGCTTTCATATCTTTAGTGTGATATCCTTCTATCATATTTTCTCCTAGACGGTATGCATGGTGACTATTGTTACAAGTACGCCCATCCCGCCGATTATTATTGCGGCAGCACAGCTAATCATGATAGTCTCTATCCTATTAACTTGGCTGTCTATAGTATCAAACCTAGTAAACGCGGTTTTCCATCTTTCTGCGCATATAGCTTCGTGTTTTACTAGTTCTGCAGCTACTTGAGTGGCTTCCATATTCATTTCCTAAATTTCCTTGAAGATTTTTCTTCTTATGTTCATAATTATATCAAAAGTAAGGACAAGAGTCAAGTACTATTTTCTGATGGTGTATATTTTTACTAGTTCCTGTTCGCCACTGACCGATACTTTTTAATCTTTTTTCCATGCTGAATGTGATTTTTCTGAGATTCAAAAAATCCATTATGAGTCATTCTTCTATCGCAGTCGATCTCGTCAGTTTGGATTTATATTATAATTTTTTTATGCCATGAGTAGATATATACTTTTGGAAAAATTATATTATAAGCAAAATATAATTACTCTATATCGTTTAATGGATTCTCTAGTATCTCTTTCATGCGGTCTTCAAGTTCT